GTTATTAAAATCACTAATGAGAGTATTGGCATTATCTCTAAAATCATTATTGATTGCATAATTCGCATAATTCTCGTCATATCTGCGCAAAAACTGCCCGAATTTAGATGTGGCAACCTTGGCACTGAATCCGCCGTAATCAGCTAATTCCACCATAATAAACCCGTCACAATATCGCTGATATTGCGTGTGATTATCAAGTTGCGGTTTTAGATTGATATTGAACGCGCTGAAATACGGGTTAGCGAGGGTTACGGCATTGCTGCACATGATGACCCTCACGCGGTCGTTCCATCGGTCAACAGTATTGTAAAACTCTTCCAGCGCCGTGACCTCGCCGCCAAGGTAGCGCATGTTATCGGGGAAAATCTCATCAAAAATTATCGTGCGTACACGCGGGTAAGCAACCGACTTGACTTGTCCTGCTTGGCTGAGGGCAATGAAGTATCCCATAATATGCCAAGTGGGCCGACGTTTTCCATTCTTGTCGGCCACGGCGTCGCGGTCATCGGCCCAACGGCATTCGGCCTGATTGCCGGATACTCTAAATTCTAGTTCCGGGTATTGCTCTGCAATGTCCGCGAACCAAGTCCCTTTATTTTTCTGTTCCTCTGCCGTACGACGTAAGTAGATGAATTGCCATCGTTTCTTAATCCAGTCACCGATAACCAATTTTTTAGCGCCATAAGTTTTGCCGAGGCCGCGCGCGCCGATGACAAACATCCAAGGCGCGTGATAGGACAATACACGCCCGTAATCGTAGTAATCGCCCTCGGCCAGCAGTCTTTCCATAGCATCCATCATATCATATGGCAACAATAGACCGGTAGATATCTACCGGTCTATTGTTATACTAGTCGGTGATATACCTACGTATCTCCCACCGACTCGCCATATTCATTTCCCCCGACGCCGCAAACAGGTTCGGCCCATTACCCGGCCCGCCGTGCGATAGCGTCTCGTCCTTACCGTCCGCAGTGAACATTTCCACATGGTCCCAAGCCTGCGTATAGGCACCCCAGTCCAGTAGCAGCAAGTCGGCGGCCTGCGCTTTGGCTATGGCGTCCGATATGGACGTGTCAGAGCTGCCGCACACGCGCGTACCCTTGCCCGCCATCTGACCCGTCCATGTGCCCACGTCGATACCTAACACGTCTTGGTATGCACGCCAGCATACGCTAGAACAATCGCCGTACCCGCTTGAATCTGGGTCCAGCCGCCCTGCGCCCTGCGAATAAGCGTATTTGCCGATGCGTGACCGCAACCATTCCACGACGCGTGCCGCATCCTCGCTACTGCTGCCCGAGCTTGAGCCGCCTCCAGTCTGCCCGCCGCCCGGTTCGGTGGACTCGGAGGTCTTATATATCCACGTCTGGGCGGAGCTTTTCGCAAAAATGGCAGTGCTGTCCCCGCTGCGGTATATGAGGTTGTCGCCCTGCAATTGTATCCACGCGGTGCTGCCGGGCTTGCCGTCGATGCCGGGTTGGTCGCCGCCCGGCGTGTCGGACGGTTCGGAGGTCTGGCCAAAATCAGGCGGCGCGCTCGTGCCGTCCCATGATTTTAATAGATTATACGCGGTGGTATACCTATTGCGATACTGGCCCAGCACGCCGTCCGCCAGTATCGTGGTGTAAATCAATTCCAGCGTGGCGGTTGCCGAGCATGATGCGAGTACGCGCTGCGCCTGCGCGGGGGATTGATGGTAGGCGCAAGCCCACATGATACGTTCTTTCACATTCCCAGACGGAAATCCGTACCTGTCCATAGTGGATTGATAGCCGTTCCAATCGTCGTCCCATTGCGCCTCTTGAAAAGCGTGATTTTCGTTGCGCTGCGCCCAAGTTTTCCAAGCGTTGCCCTCCGCTGTGGACAAATAGCGCGTAGTCCAATTGATAGAGTTCGCCTGCACCTGCTGTGCTAGGATGGGCGCTGCCGTAGCGAACGCCGCCCACCCGTCCGGGTCGGCGGTACGCCCGCGTTCCAGTAGATTGCGGGCGCGATTGCCATACCACTGCATCATACCCATAGTGATGGCGTCCACATAATTGCATGCGCCCCAATCGCAATTGCTTTCCACCGTGCCGATAACGTACATCGCGTATAGTGCCGTATTGTCCATGATAATAGTATACCCCGCCCGGTGTACCCCGGGCGGGGTATGGATTAGATTTTCGACTGAAAACACTTACCACGGGTAGCATGCGAAACAGCCATTATTGGCTTCGGCAGTGCTGCCGTGGTAGACAATCCTGGGGGCGCCGGACGTGTTAGCGTTCACATCGGTCAACAACCAGCTATTTACGACGTCGCCGGAGTTAGTCGCGCCCGCGCCCCACACCCTGAACTGGTTTGGAGAGGAACCGTTAGACACTCTGGCCCAGCTCGGAAACGTAAGACCGGCTTTCAGTTCGGCATTTGTGACTACATCTTCGCCCCAAAGCGTTGCGAAAACCATGCCGCCAGACGCCACGATATTGCTATGTACGTGACCGTTGGAAGAAGAGAGGGTGGCCGCTTCGTAGCGTCCGGTATAAGTGCCTCGGATAGCGGACGCCATATAGGATGCAATAACCTTCGAGCCATTCGCGTTCGGGTGAATGTCGCCGCTAGGGAAATTAGAATCGTTGCCGATATTCCACGTCCAAGCCCAATCAACGTTCTCCACGCCGTTTTTGGCAGCCGCTTCCGCGACTCCCGCTGCTTTCTGCCGGCCATACATGTCCATACCTGCATTATGCCAGAGCATAGGCACGGAGATGATGCGGGCTTTAGGGAACTTGACGCGTGCATTGGAGAACGTCGCGTCCGCATATGATTCCATCTGCGGTGTGGTGCCGATATCGTTTCGACCGCCTCCGATGATGATGATTGCCACATTATCGTTGTCGATGGCCGAAGCGCTGTAGGCGTTGTTAATCTGGTCGGCGAACGTCTTACCGGACACGTTGAATCCCGCGCCAGTCACTGAGTAGTTTTTCACTTGATACTCGCCGCCGATGATGTTGCGGAGCTGTGTAGGCCACTTGGTCGCGTCCGTACCGTCCGGGTTGACACTCTCGGACGAATTGGCGTAACTGTCTCCGATGCAGAGGCATATTGGCAGCTGGTCTTCCGGCGTCGTTTCCAGCGCTTGGATACGCTGGTTCAGCTGCTGTGCGGTGCCGGAATATCCGCCCTGCTTGGTGAACGTCGTATCGGCCTGACCCTTGGTGTACACGTCAGAGGTGTTCGCCTTGGTATTAACCGTGCTGGACAATGAAGATACCGTGCTCTTAAGCGAGGTCAGCTCGGTATCCTCCGCCTTGCCGTTGATGGTATCCATAAGCTGCTGCGCGGTTGATTCCGACGTGACGCCGAGCTTACCGAAATAGCCGTCCAAGTCGGCAATATCGTTCTTGTTGGCCTGCGCAAGGCTTGTGGCGTTGTCGGCCGCCGTCTTAGCCTCGCCTGCCGCCGTGGTTGCGTTGTTCGCCGCTGCCGTCGCCGTGGTGATGTTGGTGGCGTTGGCGTACATCTGATTGTCGATTTTCGTCATAGCGTCGGTAAAATCGCCGCGCCACGACGGACGGTCGTTCGGATTGTCGCCAAATGTCGGCAGATTGTAGTGTCCGGTATGCTGTGTGGTAGACATTGTTATTCTCCTTTTTTCTAGGCTTCAGCGCTGCCGACGCGGACGATGCCGTTCGCGTCCTTGTACATCGAATCAAGTTCGGTCGCCGTCAATCCGAGCGTTTCGGGCTGCGAGGCGGTTTTATCGACCTTGCCCGCAAGCCCCGAGGTGAGAGCGGAGGTGGTGGCGAATCCGCTCACGTCCGGGATGTCGGTTTTCTTGGCGATGGTGCTCGCCACGCCCAGCGGGGAGCCGGACGTGCCGTTGCCGGTGAGGTCGGCGGTGTGCGACACCGACGTAAGGCCGCCCGCAGAGGCAGATGCGATATCGTCCGCGTTCTGCTTCATCTGCGCGTCAATCTTCGCCATGTCGCCGTTGTAATCAACGAGCCATGTTGGACGGTCGGTGCCGACAAACTGAGAAAGATTATAGCTTTCGGTATGGTTGGTTGCGGTCATTATCTACTTCTTACTGTCAAAATTGTTAGCTGTTGGATTGCGTTCGACATATCGCGCATCGGCCTCCGATTGCGTGATAAACGACATGTCGGCGGGTGGATTCTCGGGCATGCTCTTGCCGTAGGGGAATTGTGGGCGTCCGGGGAAGTCGCCGGGAACACAATTATCAACGGCGGTTGCCCTCAAGTCGTATTCGCGGGCATTAAGGGTAAGCCCATCGTATTCCTGAGCGGTGAGCCGCATATTATCGTAGTCGCCCCAAAAAAGCCCATGATTACGGGAATTATCATACATGCCGCCCAACACTTCCCCGAGCGGTTGCGTAATCCCGTAGACCGGCGATGACGCCGCACCCTGCTGCTCCATCTCATGAATCAGCGAGAGCAATTCCGCACGCAACGCGGCCATGTCCTGATTGAGCTGTGCAACTGTATTCGATAGAGCCTTGTCTACAGATGTCGCGAGGTCGGTGGTGGCGCTCTCCAACCTGCCAAGGTCGCACTGAAGCGTGTCTAGATTATGCTTCAGACATTCAATCAACTGCAATGTCGTCAAACCGTCCCGGTAAGTGAACGGTACAGACGTGGGCACCCCGTCAAACAAGCGTTGCCGTGGAATTAAAGCGTTAACAGTGACCATGATTGCCCTCACTCTCCATAGTTATGGCAGTTACTGAAAATTATATCATAAGTGCCCCACACCTGCATGAAGCATGGTTCGAGGCTGCTCACGATTTCCATATCCACATTGATAATCGCCTGCCGGTATTCCTGAATCAGACTCATGGCGCTCTGACTACGTCCGCTCACGTGGCTCTTGCCTTTTGCATTGCTTGAATCATGCTGGTAGTCGGTTGCGCTTTGCGCCGTGGTGTGGCTGGCCGAGTCCTGCGAACTGGACGCGGTACCGGAACTGTCCGCCTGCGATTCGTTCGCATGGGAGGCGTAGCGGGCGAAGTCGCCAACAACGCCGGTTTGCGGCACGTCGCTATCGAAGCTTTTGGATGTGGTGGTACTGGAATTATCCGACTTGGACGTGCTTGAGCTGGTCGAATCCTGCGTACTGGACGCTTTGCCGGACGACTGTGATTCGCTGCCGTTCTCGCTGTCCGTCGTCATGTCCATGGAATCCAACGGGTTATATTCCATGTCCAGCGTCCGGTATCGTTCGTTGAAATAGGGCATGATTTCCGCCATCGTCATGCCTAGGTAGAACACGAATTGCTGCGCTGTTTCCTGCCCGATTTCCCTTAATGCGTAATGGCGTATAATCTTCTCATTCAACTCCGCGCGGTGGCTTTCATCGTAAATCGGGTAATAATCGGCGGATAGATGCAACTTGTCATCCGTGCTATAACCGAGGGCAATAAGGTTGCCGAGGGTTTCGGTGTATTCTCCCGGCGTCTCCATCGCGTAGACGCTAAAGTCCTGTGTCACAATACACCTCCGATGCCCGCGTCATATGATGCGGGCATATCGATATCCGTTGTACCGCTTGCGCTTGAATCAAGCGCGTTCGGCACGCCGGAGCTTTGCGCGTCCGCGTACTCTACCCATACGTTAAGTTGCGGCCACAGTCGGTTAATCTCGGTTGCCGCCGTCTGCCGCGCCTTGAGGAAACTCAATCTGAACACGTCTACTTTCTCGTTTGCTTGCGCCACTTCATCCGAGATAAGCCTTTCCTTTTTTTCCGTGCCGGACGACTGGATGCCGAGATATCCCAGCACCTCGTTAGTCACCTGCGCTTTTTGCTGGACGAACTTGTCCAGCAAATAAGGCGTAGTGTTGGGCCACGGTTGGAACATACTGCCGGGGTCAAGCGAGTCATAGCCAATAATATAGTCCTGACCGTCCTGCCGCTGTTGAAGCATGTTCTGCACGGTGAGCTTCGTGCGAGGGTCAGCGGTGATGATGGTGGGCAGCTTAAGACTCTCCAAGTTCACGTCATACGCCTTGTCGATATCGGCAAGTCGCCGCGCGTACTGCCATAATGTCGGCTTGAATCCGACGCGCATTCGATTATCCCAAATGGGAATGCATTGCGAACCGGCTTTGAGCTGCCTGTAGTGGTAATTGACGCCCACCGGCTCGAAACATGTCGGATTATTATACACGTTCAGCCTTCCTTGATAACCCGCCTGAGTCACAAGGAACCTGCCAATACGCTTGTCCTCAAAAAACAACGCGCAACCATATTCGCACAGACATATTTCCAGCCAACGTTCGTCCACAGTGGGCGGCAATCCGCGCCAACTGAAACGGTTCAACGCAAGCTCCATCAGCAAATGAAGATACATGTCATCAAGTGTGACGGCGCGTGCTTTCGCGTAATTGCCACGTGGATGCAACGCGCCGCCAACTCGATTCTTCTTTTTAGACCTGCTCATATTGCCATTATATCACTCGTAACCAATGCCCGGCAGTGGCTCATTGTCCGCCCAATCGGTCACGCCGATATCCTCCGGTCTGCTCCACACGGTGACGCCCCGCTCAAACATGCCCTTAATGGTCAGCCGCGCCTGTTCGGGCAGTGTACCTTTAATATAGCATTCCTGCATCTGCCAGTACGTGAACTTCTCCATACATTGCAGACTTGCGGGCGGAGTGACGAACCGCTGGACAAAATACCCGAAGCGAAGCATGAACTCGCCCACCGAACGCAACGCGCTGGGGGCGCACGTGCGGAAACGAACCAACACGCCCATAATGCCATTGGCGAGATTGAACGAGTCGCCGCCCGCCGAACCGCTCGTAGTCGGCGGAGTCATCTGCATCTGCTGAACTTGAGCGTTAATCCCAGCTATCGAGTTCTCATAGTCACCTTCGGCAAAGCGCGTTGCCAATCGATAGTTCTGACCAGCCATCAAAGCGCTAGACGCGCCCTGAATCTGCTGGGCGCGTTGCGCGTAGGTGTTCGCCTGCGAGGTTTGCGCCGCATTGGTTGCCACACTGTTGGCAGTGTTCGCAGCTGCCGTATCGTTGGCGATGTCACGGCTGGCGTACAGTCCCTTGTTGGCGATGTCGTTCTGCACGATGCCGCCGATGGCGCCAACGGCGCCGCCAATCAGCCCGGACACGCTCCCCGACGCCAATGCGTTCCCCGCATTGGAAATCAACCCCCACGTGGTTCGCGCGTTGTTTTGTGATACGTTCAAGTTGGTCATGGCGTTGGTATTCGCCTGTCCGATAGCCAACGACCGGTTAAGTGAGTTGGCTGCAATGGCGTTAAGCGCGTTACGGTTCGTAATACCCAGTTGGGTCATCTCTTGCTGAGTGCGAATCGCCGTGCCGGCCTGAGATAATGCATTGGCTGCGCTCATGGTCGCTTTTTGCTGCGCCCAGCCGGCAGACTGCTCCGCATATGCGCGAGAGTACGCGCTGTTCGCCATAGCAAGCGAGGCTCCGTTGTTCACCACCATAAACTGCGGGAAGTTTGTGATACCGAAACTGACGTTAAGCATTTCTCCGCCGTCAATCGGCAGCCCGGTGCCGTTCCCGGATGGTGAGGAAACGGCAGACGCGCCTCCGGTATTATAGTTCACCGGGTAAAAGTTCAGGCGCGGAGACGGTGGCGCGTAGTTCCATGTTTCACGAATAACCAAGTCATTAGACTGGATATCTTCGGGCCGATAGATGATATTAGAGCCATTCAGGCACGAACATTCCACGACGCTATACGGATAGCACTGTAGCTTTTTCAGATTATGGTACCGTTCAGGGATATTAAAGTTATTGCGAAAATTCTTGATAGAGACAATATCATCATACCTGTTATCGCTTTTAGCCTCCCATAGGAACGTGTAGACGTGGCCTTTAACCACACCGGCCACGTCGTTGCCAAAAAATTGCGTCACCTCATGGCCTGCGCTGCTGATATAGTCGGCGCTGATTTTGGGGATTGCATAAATCGCGGTAATTCCCTGAGTAACCCACGGAAACGAGCTGCCCGCCTGCATAACGCGCGTAAAATCGTCGGCGGTATCAAAATAATAAATTCCCGCCCCATTGGATTGATTCTCGAATTGAGAACCTTGCGCGGTTTTCAGTGATGGTTTTTCAGCACTGCCGCCCGACGCCACAAGGTCGGTTGTAGCCACGACTATGACGCCATAGTCTAAGGTTGGCGAGTTAAAACCGGGTTGCACCGGCTTGCTGGACATAAGCGCCGTATACGACTGTGAGGTAATGACGGTTTCCGCGCCGGTATCCAGTCCCTCCGGGAGCGCGAGAGTGGTACGACCCCAATCATCCCACTGGCGTTCATTGGCTATGCCGATATGGCCGCGCGTCACATAGCAACTGCCGAAACTCACGTCAAATTGGAAACTTTGCCATACGTCCAGCATAAGCGTGAGCTGCGTGGTGTGCGCGTTGATGTATTCCACGGATTCGATGAAATAATACCATGCTCGTGGCGATTCCAGTTCGGGGTAATCGTTGACGGCAACGAGGTAATTGTAGTTTGACGCTTGGTTGAATGGCATGTCGATACGAACGGGGGCGCCGAAAATATGCATGGTGGCTGGTCTGCATTCCACGCCGTCCAGTTTGTCGAACCATTCCTGCTGTGTTTCACGTGAAACAAACCGTACGATATCGCGGTATGAAGCATCCCACGGCACTCGGCAGAGTTTCAGTGTCGTGTTCGGCGTCCATTCCGCCCAAGAAAAATTCGACTCCACATAAGGGTTCACGTCGTCAATCATCATCATCCTCCGGTATGACAAGGCCCGGAGCAATCACGTGGATTACGCTCCGGGCCTTGTCCTGCATCACACCGTGAGAGAGAGTAGCCAACCGGCTACCCTCCCATTATATCACTCGGTCACGGTCACGCTCTTTTTACCGGACACGCCGAACAGCGTGGCGGTAATGTCAGAGCTGCCTGCCTTGACGCCAGTCACCACGCCGGACTCGGACACGGTGGCGTTCGCCGGAGTGCCGGACGTCCATGCCGCCTGTGCGGTAACGTCGGCGGTGCGTCCGTCAATCATTGTCGCCACGGCGGTCGCCTGCGCCGTATGTTCTACGGTCACGTTCGGCACTGCTACGGCAATGGATGCGATGATGGACGGGTTGAATCCGATAACGCCGTCACCGACCACTGGCACGTCCAGAGCTGCTGACACGGTGCCTGGCACTTCCGGGGTCGCCGGGTTCGTGTACAAGGCGGTTGCGGTAATCGGGATGGTGGTGTTCGGTTCGTCGAGGCCGACCACCAGCACGCCGGTGGGCGAAATGTACGTGTAATCGCTCTTCGGCTTAGCGGCGGCGTCGATGTGATATTCGACCGCGTTCGAACGGAACGTGGCGGTACCGTCGTTGCTGATGGTCGTGTCGGCAGTGACTTGCACCGCGCCACCACGCGCCACGTCACTCGGGGTTTCCGAGCCGCCGCCATACACGGCGAGCTTGAGTTGGAACTCCGGCGTCTGAGCCTGCGTTCCGGTGGGTGCAATCACGTTGTCGGTAGACGCCGCGCCAGTCCAGAACATCACGGCGGGGGCGAAGCCGGACACTGAGATGATGTGCTGGACATGCAGATAATGGTTGACCGAATTGATGTTGACCGGATTGGTCTGCTGTGTCATCTCGTTGATAACGGGAATGTCAATCAGGAACTTATCGGTCGTAAGAATGGCCTGCACGCCATCCATGCCGAACCTGTCTTGCGGAATGACGATAATCCGGTCGATGGTCGGCTCGGCGTCCGTACGCTGGAAGACGGTGGCAAGGCCCTGCACGTCAAGCGCCGACTTGACTTCGGGGGAACAGAACAATACGAGTTCGTCCGGACGGGCGAAGGTCGGCATGTGACGGGCGTTGTACTTGGTCGAAACGAATTTAAGCGTGTCCGCCCATGCGCGAATCTGGCGCAACATGTCGCGGGCGTCCGTCTCCGAACTACCCATGTTGTTCAGGTCGTTGTTCATATGGACACGCCAATATCCGCCAAGCTTCGCGTACTCGACGAACTGATGACACAGAGCCTCGAAAAGGTCAACTTCAGCCGCGTTATAGCAGGATGTGAGAATCTGCGAAGTGAGCGAAGCCAAACCGTTTTCGGAAGTGAAGGCACGCTGAAGCGTCTTGTCATCCGTGGTCGCAGGATACCAGTGGGCAAAGTCCAAGCGATGATAGAGCGAATCCACGTCGATTTTCCATTTGCGGAAGTTGTCCGCGCCGAGATATTCCGCATTAGGGTCATACACTTGGGCAAGCGGCATTCCCACGGCGATTTCCTGCCACGTGTCGCCGTACGCCTGCGACGCACGCTGGAAAACACTGAGAGGATTGTTCCAGCGCCACGTGTTCACATAGGTGCCGCCGATACGGTTCACCAGCGCCGAATAAAACTCATTCTTCAGCTGGGTAGACGACATAAGCGTAGCCATCTGGCGATCCATGTTCATTTGAGTGGCTGAGGGCATTCGTCGCTGGTACTCTGGTGACGCCTCGTTGCGAATCATGTTGAGAATCTGAGCGTTATTGAATTCGGTGAGCGGTCGAAGCTGCTGCTTCGGCGTCACGACGGGGGTAGTTGCCATGATAGTTGTTCCTTCCTAATTGTCAGTCTTCGTACAGGTCGTCGAAAGTGCTGTAGGTGCCGTTATAGTCGTCGTCGGTCATTTCAGCCGATTCCGGCGTCGCATCGTCGTCTGGGCCATCGTTCAGCACATGGTCGGCGGCGGCGTCGCGCATCGCTTCGATGGTTTTGGACAATTCCGCCACTGTCGCCTCCAATGCGCTGATACGGTCGGCCATATCGGCGTTCTTGTCGTCGCCTGCGTCTTCAGGCTCGCTGTCGTCCTGCGTTTCAGGCTCCGGGTTCGGCGTATTGTCGTCGGCGTTCGCGTCCGGTTCGGTGTCGGGCGTGATGTCCGGCTTGTCATCATTTTCGGTGTCGTCCATAATCACTTCTTAAGGGTAATGGCACGGCGGCAATCACGCTGCCGTGCCGGAATTGCTAGGCTGTGCGGGTTCCCTCGCCGTCAATGGGCGTTGGCTACGCACGTCTACATCCGACCGAATCGCCTTACCGATTGCCTACCGGTCGGGCCATCGAATCGGCTTGGGACGCACACCCCGCTACCGGTCATTATAGCACAAAAAAACATCCGTCATCGTTGACATGGCGCGACCTCGGCAGAAAATCGTCGTAGGGGATAGGAGCCGCCCGATGCACGCCACTCAACCGCATCACCGTACCGCCGTCTTCTTCTACGCCGCAATATTTGCGATTGCCGAGGATACGGAGTTTTTCATAGGTGTGGTCGTTTTTCCACGCGCCCAGTTTCTTATCATCCGTTTCGATATCTGCGGGCGCATCTGCCCCCTCCAATATCATGCCGTCCGTGTCGGCGTAGAGCACACGACCGGCGTTCGCATTCATCGCGCGTGACAATATTCGCCTCCCGTAGGCGTTGACATAGGCGGCGGTTGGCAGCCACGCCAGACTGTTGGTTGACTCGGGTTTATCCACAGTAAAATCCACGCCGCCATCACCAGAAGGCTTCGGGTGCAGCATAGGCCGATAAAGCGAGGCTCCAAACTTCCCTACCAGCGAGTTCAACAATAGTTTCGCCATTTGCCGACGCTCTCCGGTTTCGGTTTGTTTCACGTGGAACCATTTATCCACATACTCATAATAGAGTCCATGCGATTTACGGAATTTCCAGCCACCCACATACTCCCACACATGGACATCATAGTTTTCCGTCAGGGTTTGCCAATCCACGTCAGTCACCGGCATGGTGACGACACCTAACGTACTGTCCATACGTTCGCCCTCATACCCCCATACTGGGAGGATATTTGTGAGCGTCGCCGTTTTTCCCGTTTTCAGCCGCGCATCGAACGAAATAACATCGATATGCAGCGGATAATCGGCATCATAATGATACTTCCCTTCATACCATATAGGGGAGTCTACGGGCATAGCAAAGTCGCGCATAATGCTCGGATAAAGACTATTCACATCCCAACTCGTGCAATCTCGGTATTCGCCCGGCCTGCTATACACTATCGCGCCATAGTACGCGCGGCGCATCCGGTGATAGTCGTCCTTGGTCAATGGAGGGAAATGACGTTTGAATCCGGCGAAATCTCCCCCGATATAATCGCCCATCGCCATAGACGCTATGGTAGTGCCCTTAAGTTGCAGGGCGTCGCATTCCTGCGCGATATTCCACGTGGTTTCCAAGTCATCCGCACCGCCAAACGTCTCACGCGAAACATTCAGTCCGTCATCGCGTGTGATGTTGCGCACATCCAGAAAATCCACGGTGATACCGCCCATGCGCACGCGGAAACTGTAGAAATGACCGCGAATATTAAATGTACCCCAAACCCCCTCCTTGGCCGGATTCGATTGCAATGGCAGTCGTTTCAATAGTTGAGCGGCTATGTGCTTGATGTCCTGCCATCCGTGAGCGCACCATACGCGCGTATGGTGGTCAAGCATGGTCAGTCGAATGACGGCATTCGCCGTCAATGGCTCTATACCGTCATCCGTCAATAGTGTTGCGCCGTCTGTTGCTGCCGTTCGACGCTCTCGCATGATTCCATCCTTTTTTTAGTGTCTTGCTGCGCTGGTCATCCATTCATCAAGTCGTGTCTCCACATCTCCCGCATCTGCTTTAGTCTCCCATTTGTGCGCCTTATCATTATACCATGTTGCTTCGCGTACTACGGTGCTGAAATTCGTGTTGTTTATTAGCCATCGTTTTTGTCGGTTCGACAAAGCGGCGAATCTTTGAGCCACGCTGGAATCGAACGCTTCGAGCTGTTGCGCGACCTTATCGAAATCCGAAACACCCTCGTTTTCTGGAATCCGTCTAGTTCCCGTGCGTAACGGAGCACGTCCTACGAGTCCGGCGTATTCAAACATCTCCCGTTCAAGCCTTCTACGACTTCCCTCTCGAATCATCGCACGCGCATGGCTTATCCCACGCTCTGTGCCGAACACGTTCGCACGGCTTCGCATGAGTTCGTCGCGCGCCGAACCGCCAACCGTGTGAGTGCCCAGCACGTCGAACGGAGATTCACCTGCACGTTCCATCTCACGCATTTCACCCACGGTATAGCGGGCCATGCTCAGCGCCTCGAATTGTTGAGCACGCTTGATTTTCTGCCGTGCCTCGACTCGGCGGCGCTGCTGTTGCCGCAATGTTTTCCGACGTTTCGACGGGGCTGCGGCGATTTCCGCATCGGTAATCAGCGGACGCGCGGCCATCTCACGGTCAAGTTTCGTGACATGGACGTCTGGGACAACCTGATACGGCTCGTTATCCCGCGCCCTTAAGGCTTGCTGTTGCTCTCCAAATTCCTGCCCGATGCGCCGTGCGACCTGCTCAAGTTGCTGGGCACTGAGGTTCCCTAAAAACGTTTCGGTAATTTGCTTGGGGAGGCGTCCGGTGCTGTAATCCCTGACTGCCCTCTCCCGGCGCACCTGTGCCGACCTGATTGCGGCGTTGCGTTTCAGATTGTCAGCGCGTCGGCTGTTTTTTTTGCGTTTTGCCACGGCCTCCCCCTTGTGAGTATGAAACACCCCTCGCCGTAAGGATGGAAAACGGCGGGGGGTGAGTCTGGCGGCAACATCCCTATAGGGACATTGCCATGATATCATACGGTGCGGACAATCGTGTTACTTGCGCTTGCCTTCCGACACCAGTTCGAGGTCGAAGAACTTGTAGCCACGGCGACTCTTCTTTTCCACCACCTTAAGGGCAAGTGGCTGATTCCACGTGTCCGGCGTGCCGAAAATAGCGAACAGATTGCCGAATGCGTGCGCCAGCGTAGGAGAGGCGGCAGCAAAGTCGCCTTCCTCCGCGTGAATGACGACGCGGGTAGACGCATTGATTTCACCAGTCTCCTGATTGGCGACTTCGATGGCCTGCGCCAGCACGTTGGTGACGTGCAGCGGTTCATTAAGGTGTTCGTCTACCTTATCGGCGGTCTGCATGGCGTTGTACAGCGCCATCTTGCCGTCCATAGTAGTGGTGTCGAAAAAGTGGGATACGGCGTTGGTGCCGTTTGCGGAAAAGTTGTTGCCGTTCGTTACGGTCAGTTCGTTGTCAGCCATTAGTGTTGCCTTTCCTTATAGGGGTTATTAATTATTTTCCTCGGTGATGATATCATCTTCGACCACGTTGCCGTTAACTGGCCCCGGATAGTCGGCAATGGTATCATCTCCAAATTCGCAATTAGCCCAATAGATTGCCTCATCCATGCGCGTTGCCTGCGCATGATATTCGGCGGACATGGGTAGCATGTCCTTGTTGATTTTGCGGGCTTTCTTCATAGCCATGTCAGCCGTACGGCACGCGCCATTCACGACCACCTCGGTGTCAACGAGTTCACCGTTTTCACCGCGCGTGATGCCGCGCACGATACTGTAATGCTTGGCTCTCTTGATGTATGCCATAGTCATACCGCCTTATCTTATTGTTGCTGCTGTTGCGACATTCTTGCAATGTCTTCATCAGTATACCGCACGTCTGTCAGATTGTCAAAACATCGACACGCGATTTTGACGATAGTCTGGGCAAATTCGTTGCCATCCCAGACTTTGCACATTTCATAGCATGTCGCACCCTTGATATGACAGACGGCGCACCACGCCACCATAGCCGGAGCATAAATAACGCCGCCCAGCATTTCAATATCCTGAGTTCGCGCCAACGCGCCGATGCGGGGTGTGCGAGGGGACAGTGATAAGCAAACGTTTGCCGCATGCTCCACACCGTCAGCGAACGCCACTTGCGACCCTTGAGGCTTGTAAAAGTTCTTGAGCAGTGTTATACTGCGGCATAATGTTTCCCAATCGCCCTCGCCTCGATTGTATTCACGCAAGTGCAGATTACGGCGGCGCCCCCGAATGACACGGCGCACACGGTCATCGTCCAGCACGCCATCGTCAAACCAGTTTGTACGTTTTTCGCTTTTATCAAAATTCAAATTCTTCAATTTCATAATTAAAACTCCAATTCGTCAATGAAATCACTGTCACCATACAACCACGTGTTCAGCCACACGTCAGGACGAGGGCACCGTTTCGGCGGATTGGTAGCGCTCCGCTTATGCTGCCTTCCGGCCCAAAACGCACGCAGACGCCAATAACTATCAGCGTCAGGGCAATCGCCACACGTCCACGAATGAATCCAACCACGAAAATACATGCTAATTCCTGTCCTTGAGCGGTTTGGATGCAATATCCATAGCATCCAACACCATAGCACGCATTTCATTCGACTTCGTGGGGTCATAGCCGCACCGTGCAATCCCCTCAGTCAAACCTGCCGGCGTATGGAACTTCACGTTATACGTCAGATAAAACAACTGTTGGTGCGTGCAGTATTCGATACGCACGTCACCCCGCATGTGTGGACTGTTGAACTTGCCAACACGAATATCACCATAACGCATTTTTAATCACCCTTTCCCTCGAAGCGGATAACTACAGTATAA